TTTAAAATCAACAAATCTACTATCAACTCTAGTTTCAGATTCAACAATTAAATTTCTATAGGTAGGTACTTCATCTCCTATGAAATTATTTACTGCTTCTGATAAAGTATTAAACTCTTCCTTTATCTCTAATACTGAATTAGAATTTAGTGTTTTAACTCTATCCTGTACATCTCTTATAGCTTCTTCTACAAAAAGTAAATGAGCCATCATGGCATCATCAAGATCTTTTTTACTTGTAAGATCTTTAATACTTTCTCTTATTTTCTCAACACTGCCTGATAAAGTTTCAACTCTCTCAGCATTTGCTTTAAAAGTATCAACAGATTCTACAAAATCATTTAATGCTTGAATATTATTTAAATTATTTTTAAAAGAATCAAAGGCTTCAGAAATTTTCTCTACCTTTTCAGGTTTAGCATTCTTTAGTTCTTCCTTTACATTATCAAAAGAAGAATTTGGATTCTTATCGTAAAATTCTGAAGGCTTCTTAAGTGGCACTCTATTTTAACCCCATCTATAATTATATTTATTTTAGTCTTTTTTAAGACTTTCGCTCTTAATCAATTTTGCCAAATCTGCAGTAGATCCAACAAAAAGAGCATTATTAACCGTTGATGGTCCTTTTGCTACTGTCTCTTCATTAACATCCTTCAGTTTTTTCTGAAGATCTATTAATTTATCAGTAGCATCAGAAACACTTTTAATTAATTGACCAGCAACTTCATATGCTCTAGGCATTTCACTTTCTTGAGCAATCTCAAGAATCCCATCAATTGCTTCTTGTCCTTTTTCTATTATACTATAAAGATTACCTCTTGTATATTCATAATCTCTAGTAATATCATCTTTAGTAAGACGATCAGGTTTCTCTTTTTTAACAACTGAAGTTTTCTCTTCCTCTACTACCTCTGGTGTAATATTAAAAGTTTTATCTAATCTATCGGTCATGAGATAGTACCATCAAATCCAAAGTTATCACCATCCTCAATAAGAGCATTGTCATCATAAGTAACAGTAGTATCTGTTGCTGATGTTATTGGATTAATTACTCTTAAAGCGGATCCCTTAACATGAGAAGCAGCAAGAGTATTATCTTGTGCTCTTTCAACAATAATGGAATTTGCATTTACCGTAGTTATCTTCATTTCTTCTTCATCAATATAGCAATAAGTTGCGTTTGCAGGATCAGAAGGATCTAAGAAGATATTAGATGTAGAAACAACTTTAATTTCTACTTCTGTAAGATCTACATCCTCTGATAAAGTAGTGGTTATAGGACCACCATAACTCTTAGTTGCTCTTGGAGTAACTCTGTATGTAAGATCTCTCTGAGTATTTGTAGTGTCTGTTCCAGCAAGATAACTAACCCTAACACTCTTAACAAGATCTCCAGTAGCAGTAGCAGATGGACCAAAGAGATAAGTTTTAGCAGTGAATCGTAAAGTATAAACAAGAACTCTTCTAGTCTCAAAGTCTCCTTCATAATCATCCTGCATTGTAATATTTTCTAATACAATGGGAATATCTCTTTTCTCTTTAATATTTTCTACTAAGGTAACAGTAACATTATATGCTGGTTGAAAATATGGAAGTATCTGTTCTGTAATTTGAAGTGCATCATCATTCAACTTACACATAATAGCAAGTTCAAATTGCATATTATATGGAACTGGCATATATGACTTCTTTGTCTCAGTTCCATCATCAGGATTTTTTACTGTAAATTGCTGAGTAGTAGTTACTTTTCTAGTAGGATCATATGTAAGACCAGTAAATTCAAAAGACATTCTAGGCAAAGTAATTGCCGTTGCTTTATTTAAATCTGGTGTTTGGTTTAAACGTGCTAAAAATTTCTGGGTAGGACCATATGCTAAAGGAACTCTTATATTAGATCCTTCTTGTTTGACGGTGATTCCATTAAAAAGAGTACCAAATGATATGATAGTTCTTCTCAGAATCTCGTTATAAAAATACTCAAACATGATTTTAGTCCTATTAACTTATATTTAGAATGGTTGTACTCTAAAAACAACTGTGTGTCTATAGATGTAAGGGTATTCTTTACTTGGTCCCAATCCTCTATGAGGAATATGTGAAGGAAAAATAATTAATCTTCCAGGAACATAATCATGTTCTTCAATAACACTACCATCATTATTTAACATTTGAAATTGTCCACCCCATTTATTATCCCATTCAGAATTACTCATAACCATAATAGTTTGTTCATTCTCCATACCATCAATATGACTAGTTCCATTACATCCACTATGTTGAAGATTAATGAATATCGCATTAAGTAAATATCTACTATTTAAAATATTCTCAATTCTTTCAAATATATCAAAAAATATAGGTGCTTGTTTATTAAGAATGGTTATCCTATTTAAATTTTTTCTTTGAAAAATGGCACATCCCATCAACCTATGAGCTCCTTCATATCCATATGGCCAAGTTTTTCTATTAGCTATGTTAGTACACTCAAAACAGTTAAGATTATAATTTATCGTATGATCTAAATCATAAACAAAACGTTTATCCAACCAATCATCAATTACATGACAAATCATTATTAAATTAATATTATATAATTGTATTTATACCCAACGGGTAACCACTAGTTCTATGGAATTATCATCCATTTCCCATTCCTCTTCTACCTTAAATCCCATTTCTTTAACTTGATTATGAACAGTCATACGAGCATATTGTTGAGTAACCTTTTCAACAAATCTCTTTGGAGGAATTGGATCTTTCCATGTTTG